CCAGCCTGCCGCCGATGTGGCCCCGGTGAGGCGTGGGCATTGGGTAAGGGTCGGAAACGGTACGACATGCAGCGAATGTATGCAGGGCTTGTTGCGGATAAACGGGAAACAGTCGGAATGGGTTGATTTATCTGGGATGCCCTACTGCCCTAACTGCGGCGTGAAAATGGAGGTAGATCATGACGATTGATCGAGCTATCGAAATCCTTGGCCCGGAGCATCGCGAGGTATACGACAGCATTGAAACGGTGAATGAGGCCTGCCGGATGGGAATGAAGGCGCTGGAACGGACTAGGTGGATTCCGGTGGAGGAACGATTGCCAAAACCAGAAACCGAAGTGATGATTGCTTGCAATAGAAATGGCAGGCGATTTATTGCAACAGCAATCTATGAAGATGGAATGCTATTTGAAGAAGACAGCGATTGGAACTGGAATGATATCTGGGAATATGGCCGTTATGATGAAGAGCGTGACGATTACATCATTCCGGAGGGCTGGTGGGAAAGCAAATGCTTCACGCCGGACGATGTTTATAACTATCCGGTTGACTGCGAAGTGACTCACTGGAGGCCGATGCCGGAACCACCGGGGGCGGAATGACAACTAACACGTAACCGTGTTGAAATCGACACGGTTAGAGAGGAGGAAAAATTTTGGGATGGATGTTAGCACACCCCTGGATGGTGTTCTGGCTGGTAGCCCTAGCTATCATCTGCACGGCGGAAACTGTGCAGGTGGTGGCAACACTAAGTGAACGTAAAGCCATGCACAAGGCGGCGCTGGCTATCGCCGAAATGAAGAAGCTGGAGATGGAGGTTGGGAAATGAATTGTTTTTGGCAGCAGCAACCGCTCCCAATCGTAGCACAACCGTGCAAATGTTGTGGGGCAGATGGAACATTTAGCATGATTCCAGGGCTTGAAAATCCTGATCGTTTCTATTTGCAGTGCCGTTCTTGTGGATACAGAACGGTGGAATTGCAAAACGCCAGGGATGTTATCGCTGTATGGAACGACCCGTACAACAGAAATGACTATGACATCCTGAAACGGGATGTTGAATCCCTGCGCGACGAAAATAAGACCCTGCGGCGTGGTTACACGAATATGTGGTATGCCCACAGAAACGCCGATCCAGAAATGCCGCATGACTACGAAAAAGAAGCGGAAAAAGAAGCCGAACAATTATTGGGTGACTGGGAAACGGTGATGACGGCCCAGTATGGGCCTGCACCGGACCTTAGTTGGTTCAAAGAGAAAGGAGACGACGATGGAAATTAACAGAAAAACCATTCTGGAAACAGCGGAAGCCTGCGTTTGCAGGGACAGACAGGACCAGTACGGAAAGCCGGAGGATTCATTTTCAGAAATTGCTATGCTTTGGACCGCCTACACAGGGAATGATATCAGCCCGGTTGATGTGGCACAGATGATGATTTTGTTGAAGGTTGCCCGCGCCAAGGGCAACCCGAAACATCAGGATAACTGGATCGATGTCGCAGGCTATGCCGCCTGCGCTGGGGAAATCGCGGCGGATGTGTACGGCAATGATTCCTAATCCTCACCGTTGCCGGAAATGCGGCGGAGAACCCGCTGTACAGTGCATGTACAGAATTGGGGATGATGTAGAGTTGTACCGGGTTAGATGTGAAAAATGCCAGAACACAGGAAAAACAGAGCCGATGTATAATCTAGCCGTTTTGTCCTGGAATGATGAAAACAAAGAGGATGATTCAAAATGAAAATCTTTATTTCTCAGCCCATGCGGGGCAAAACCGACGCCGAAATCCTGGCAGAACGGGAGCGAGTTATCAAGGCTGCTAAAGCTAAGTGGGGTGATGATGTGGATGTCCTGGAGAGTTTCTTCCAGGGCGCTCCCGCCGAAGCAAAGCCGCTGTGGTTTTGGGACGAGAGTCTGAAGGTCATGGCCGATGCGGATGCTGTTATCGTGTGCGAGGGGTGGAGCGATGCCAGAGGGTGCAAGGTGGAGATCGCCTTCGCAGATGCGTGCAAGTTGCCGGTTTTCTTTCTGATTGGTGATAAATTGCGTGGATACAACGAGTGACCTGTGCAAAAAATACACAGGTTGGAAAGGAGAACCAATGATCGAGTTTGAACACACAGAGGTAGTGGGCTGGGAAGCCGCTATCCGGGGGATGAGGAACAGCTGGAACAGTCATGAGAAGAGCGACAGCGGGTGTATTCAATACGACCCAGACACACGTTGTATCTTAGGTCGCTGTGAAATCGGACCGAATGATCTCACTCTCATGAAACAGTTGGCAGGTGCAGGATCCTCGCATGCAAAGTACAGACGGTATATTAACGTCACGGTTGATATTACCGCTCCCCTGTACTGGTGGAAGGAGTTCGACACTTACAAGGTTGGTACGGTCGCTAACAGTGAGAGTACGATGCATACGATTTCTAAAAGAGATCTTACGCTCGACGATTTCAGTCATGATCATATTTACGACGATATGACCACTGAACCAAGTGCTCTTAAAGCACTGACTTTTGTCATCGACACCATCAATCAGTATCGTCAACTGTACAAGGTGTCTGGTGCAAAAGGAGACTGGTGGCAGATTATTCAGCTCCTCCCTTCCAGCTTCAACCAAAAACGTACTGTGCAGCTCAATTACGAAGTGCTATCTAACATCTACCACGCCAGAAAAAACCACAAGCTCACCGAGTGGCGGGAGTTCTGCCGCTGGATCGAATCTCTCCCCTACTCCGAACTGATAACCGGGGGCGCTGAATAATGGCCCTGACAGCACAGGAAATCAGGCAACGTGATTTGCAGTATAAGAAGCAGAATTACGAATGGGCAAAAGCTAGGGGGCTGTGCGTTCGCTGTATGAAAGAACGCGCCGCCCCTGGGCGGTATAAATGCCTGGAATGCCTTTCTATCAGTGTAGAGCTAAATAACGCCTGTAACGCCAAACTATCCCAAGATGAAAAGAAAAAACGGGAAGGGCGCAACAGGGAAAGTATGAAAACCTTGTACGCGCAGCGAAAAGCGGCAGGGCTATGTACAGCATGCGGCAAACCGGCCTACAAAGGGCAGGCGTTCTGCAATGAATGCAGGTTGCGGCGCAACAGAAAACACAGAGAACGGTATATACGGAAACCAACAGGGGAGTGCCGTTACTGCGAACGCCCAGCGCTACCAGGACGGCAGATGTGCAAAGAACATTATGAACGTGATTTGGAGATACTAGAGTACGCTAGATCACAACGTAAAACGGACCCGGTCCGGGATGCTATCAATGATTTCTGGAAGCTGAAAAAAGCGGGAGGATAATATGGATGATTTCGATAAGAAGATCCTTCTCTCGATGGAAAGGAACCGCATGATGATTAGCAAGGTGGCGCGGGAGTTGTTTTGCCACCGGCACACTATCACCTATCGCCTGGATAAGTTGAAGAAGGAAACGGGCGTTGATCCGTTGGAAGTGCGGGGTCTTGTGGCCCTGCTTGATAGAATTGGAGGGCAGGCTTGAGAGAGGTGTGGCTGCCGATTCCCGGCACTGACGGGTGGTATGATGTTTCTAATTTCGGCGAAATCCGAAGCTGGATAAAACAACGTTGGGACCATTCCAGAGAAAGGGCTGAAAATCCACGAATCATGCGCCAACAGTCGCACAACGGCAACGTCACTATTCAAATTGCCGGTAAAAAAATTCGAGTAAAAGATGTTGTGTGTGATGTTTTCCTTGGCGGGAAACGGGAGGGCATGATCCTGCGGCACAAGGACGGAAATTATCAAAATTGCGCGGTAAATAATTTGGAGTTTGTAACAAGGGCGGACTTCAACAAGGAGCGCAGAAGCCCAAATTGCCGAATTGTGGCCAAGACGGACAAATGGGGTAAGGTACTGAAATTCTATCCCAGTGCAAGGGCTGCTGCGCGGGAAAATTACCTATCCACAAGCGGCTTGCACAGACGAATTAGAAATAAGTCGTTCATCGACGGCGTGATTTTCAAATATGCTGATTAACAGATGGACATATTGTCCAAAGATTCGGCAAAAACACAGGTTTTCGTGGAACGATACGGCAGATTATGGTATAATAATAGCAAGGAAGTCTTTGTCCTTTCGGGCTTCCGCATGCTTCTTCCGCCGGGTGGCGGCGGCAATAGCCACACCTCCTATTTGGTATAGGGGCGGGGGTTCTTCCCCTGCCCCGCCCTCCATATCCTGGGCGCTGGTGTGTATGATTTGGTTCAATTCCGAATCCCAGGACCATCCCGAAAGGGAAAAAATAAAATACGAAAGGTGGTGAAAGCTTTGCTCCTACCATCATTTTGTGTTTTGTTTTTCAGCGCCTAACCCAGCGCGGCGAGCGTCCTATTATCTGGCACGGTAGGGATGCCACGACCCGCGCAGGTTGGGATATATGAAAGAACGCCGCCGGATAACGCAAGGGTGTGTCACCAGCGTCTTCGACGCGGCAGTTGCGCCGGGAGTTCTTTCTATATGCTGGCTATCGGTGCAGGAGCCAATAGCTGGCTTTCCGCTCTGTCGGTTCTCTTTTTTGTTTCCATAGGGAATGCTCCTTCGGTAAGCTGCGGCCTGTAAAAGCAGCTCCATCACTCACCTGGTGGCCCCGGTTGGATTCCGGTTAGGCATACGGCGGGATACTCAAGTTTGGTCAAAGAGGCCGCATTGCTAATGCGGTATGGGCTATAGCCTGCGTAGGTTCAAATCCTACTCCTGCCGCCGGATGGGTTGTGGTGTAATCCCCTGAAACACCTGGCACCTCGGAAAGACGGGGATATATGCAAGAAAGCAGAAGGTGCGCCGCCAGGATTCGGCGGAATGGGTTCAAGGCCTATTGATTGCGCGGTACCGTAGCCGATGAACGTACTAAGTCGGCGATTCCCCACGGTGGAACACTGTTGCGTGTGTGTACAGCACCAACACCGCTGTGGGGCAATATGGCGGGCGGCAATAGCCTATATCCGGGTAGTTACCGGGGCCTGCTACCAGAATAGCGGTTAGCATTTGCGGATGCTGGGGCGATGGAAACCCGTCCTGACAGCTCGGAAGAGACGGGCGTAGGAGGAATAACGATGAATCTAAGAAAGGTTGCAACTAAGCTGCAAACCGCCCTGTGCCAAAAGGGGCGGTTCATCAAGCTGAACCAGATGCAGGCGTATTCCGAAAAAACGGGAAGGATGGTGACTAAGTTCGTGCTTACTGAAAAGAAGAAAAATGCTGCTGGACGTATGCGGGACAGCACCATCATGGAAAGCTACCAGTTAGCCGATATTGTGAAGAAACTGGCCCAGATTTACGGCGGTGATTCCGCTTGAAGAGAGATGAGTTTGGTTTAACGCTGAAACAGCGGAAATTCGCTGATTTATATCTGCAATATGGCAATAAAACCAAGGCGGCGATTGAGGCGGGGTATTCAGAAAGAAGCGCGTCGGCGATTGCGGACGAAACCCTGGGAAACCCTAAGATAGTTGCCTATCTCGAACATTTTCAGAAGAATTTGGACAACGAACGCATTGCAGGAATTGAGGAAGTGATGCAATTCTATTCGGATGTAATGCGTGGACGGGTAAAAGATCAATTCGGACTGGATGCTTCCCTAGCCGACCGGTTGAAAGCTGGTGACAGCCTGGCAAAACGGTATGCTTCCGTTGGTAAGGGCTACGGCAAGCGGAAGAAGCAGGTTGATGATCTTACCCGTTCGCTGTTAGAAGATGCGGAACGCATGGAACGGGAAAGAACGGGTGATGATTGTGCTAAGTGAAAAGCAGCGCAAAATCCTGGCTTTCCCGTTTACTGGATACAATGCCTTGATCTGTGATGGAGCTATCCGTTCGGGCAAAACGTCCTTGATGACGATTGCATTTGTCGATGATGCCATGCGCCGCTATGACGGCCAGCGGTTCGCTATCTGCGGGAAAAGCGTGGACAGCGCCGTTAAAAATATCATCATTCCGTATATGCAGGTGGATTGGGTAACAAGCCAATATCAAGTCACCTGGAAACGCACGGACAAAGTCATGGTAGTCAACGACGGCGAACATGAAAATGTTTTCGAGGTGTTCGGTGGCAAGGACGAAGGTTCGTTCATGCTGATTCAGGGCCGAACGTTGGCAGGGGTGTTGCTGGACGAAGTGGCACTTCAACCCCGTTCTTTCGTGGAGCAGGCGCTTGCCCGGTGTTCTATCGCTGGTTCTCGGTTGTGGTTCAACTGCAATCCTGGCCCACCTTCTCATTGGTTTTACCAGGAATGGATTAAAAAAGCCGGGGAAAAGAACGCCTTGCATCTGCACTTTCTTCTGGATGATAACCCGGCTCTTGCGCCTGAAATCGTCCAGCGGTACAAATCCATGTATGCAGGTGTGTTCTACCGCCGCTATATCCTGGGCGAGTGGTGCGTAGCTGACGGCCTGGTTTACCCGATGTTCGATAAATCAAAACACATAGCCACGGAACAATACTCCGGTGGTGTGTACTATATCAGCATCGACTACGGCACGTTGAACCCTACGGCTATGGGGCTGTGGCAGCTGCGAAACGGTAAAGCTGTGATGCTGAAAGAATACTATTACGATGGACGCAAACAGAAGCGCCAGAAAACGGATGAGGAATACGCCGACGATCTGGAAGCATTTGCGGAAGGGTACCAGATAGAGCGAGTAATCGTCGATCCGTCGGCGGCGTCCTTCAAAGAAACGTTACGGCGGCGCGGCAAATTTGCCGTGATGGATGCCAATAATGCAGTGTTAGATGGCATCCGCCTTACTGGTAGCCTGCTGTTAGCTGGTAGAATCCTGTTTGATGCCAGCTGTGAAAATACGTTTGACGAATTCGGTTCCTACTGCTGGGACGAAAAAAAAGAAACCGATGCGGTAGTTAAAGAATCGGACCATGCAATGGATATGATACGATATTTCGTATACACGATAATGCGGCGGGAGGTGCGCTAATGGAGAGTTTTTTTGCTAGGACGTTCCGAAATCTGAAAAACTGGCTGTTTCCCACCGCTGCCGCTAAAAAAGATTTCGGCGTAGATACGGCGGTTGGTACCACGATGCAACAGAATATCAACCTGTGGTATTCCATGTACATCAACGAACCGCCCTGGGCCAAGCGTGACATTATCCCGCTCGGCCTGCCTGCTGCTATCGCCCGTGAAATGGCACGGCCTGCGCTGGTTGAGTTCAGCGGAACAGTTACCGGCGGGGCGCGGGCTGAGTTCTTGGATGCGTGTTTCCAGGATGCGGCCCGGAGCTTTGAGAAAAACTTAGAGATGGGGCTTGCTCTTGGTGGGCTGGCCCTTCGGCCTTATGTGTACAACGGCACGTTGAAAGTCGATGCTTCTAGTATCATGGCATTTCAGCCTACTAACTTCGACGAAGCTGGCAAATGCACCGGTGGCGTATTCCGCGAACGGGTGCAACTAGCCGGTAAATGGTACGTTCGCCTGGAAAGCCATGAGTTTGTGAGAGATGGAGAGCGCACGGCCTACGTTGTGCGGAACAAGGCTCACAAATCCGACCAATACGGAACAGTGGGCGAGGAAGTGCCGCTCGATACGGTCCCTGCCTGGGCAACCTTGGACGATGAAACAACGCTCGACGGCGTGGAGCGTCCGCTGTTTGCCTTTTTCACCCCGCCCGTTGCGAACAACATCGATACCGATAGCCGCCTGGGTGTATCTGTGTACGGCGGTTCCATCGTTGGTCTGGTTAGGGATGCAGATGAACAATGGGATAGACTGTGGTGGGAATTCAAATCGGGCGAACGCAAGATTTTTGCTGAGTACACCAGCGGGAACGCCCGTGATTTCGGGAGAAACCGGCTGTATGAGTTTGGGCCGTTTATGTCCCAGGATGGGGACTTTTTCAAAGAGTTCTCCCCGGCGTTCCGGGATGATGCCATTTACAGGGGTTTTCAAAACATCCTGAAACAAATCGAATTCCAGACAGGCCTAGCCTATGGAACGATTTCTGACCCGTCCAGTGTTGAGAAAACATCAACGGAAATCCTGGCCAGTAAGCAACGGCAGTACATCACAGAGAGCCATATTCAGCAGGCGTTCGGGGATGCCCTGGACGATCTGGTATATGCGATGGATGTATACGCCACACTTTACGCCCTGGCCCCTCAGGGGGACTATGAGCTGCATCTCAATTTCGGCGATGGTGTGCTTGATGACCCAGAGAGCAACCGCGCAGAAATGGCGGCTGACCTGCAACTGGTATCTGCTGGTATTCTTAACGCTTATGAGTTCCGGCAGAAGCATTTCGGTGAGGATGAAGAGACTGCCAAAGCTATGCTACCGGGGATGGAGGAAATGGTCGATGAACCGCAAGGGGAACTTGAATAATGAAGTACCCGTTTTCTCCTGCCGTCCTGGATGCCCTGCCTGAGCCTATCGCCGAGCTATTCCGGGGCCTGGAAGATAGGCTGCTACAAGAGATTTGTTGGCGGCTGGTGGTATCTGACGATCTGAATCAGGTGACAGTTGAGGATATCCGGGAACTGCGTGCCCACGGGATAACGCTGGATGAAATCACAACGGCCATTGCAGAGACTACGCAAGCCAGCCTGGATAAGGTAGATGCTATCATGGACGGCGTAGTAGAGCGCAATCGCAAATACTACGGTACATTAGCAACGGCGGCAGAGATTACCGCCCCGCGCCACATTGTTGATGATGTGGATGTAGAAGCTATCAGGCGGCAGACCAAAGACGAATTGCGAAACCTTACTCAATCAATGGGATTTGCAGTCAGACGCAACGGCAAGGTTGTTAAGTGGTTGGAACCCAAGAAAGCCTATCAATGGGCACTGGATATGGCGGAAACAGAAGTAATGTCTGGGACTATCAGCTACAACGAAGCAATAGCCCACGCCACGAAACAACTTGCCGCTGGTGGCCTAACGTCTATCCGCTACGAATCCAACGGGCGGGTACACTACGATCAGGCAGACGTAGCCGCTCGACGGGCTGTGATGACTGGGGTGAATCAAACCTGCCAGCGCTATGCAGAGCAGAGTATGGAGCGACTGGAAACCAATCTGGTCGAAGTGTCCGCTCATGGCGGCGCAAGAAATGTAAACGGTCCGAATGGCTGGGAAGCACATACTCTGTGGCAAGGAAAAGTTTTCCAATGGAATAAATAAGTTTGATACAAGCGGATAGCTCGACGGGGTGAAAAGTGGACTGCCTTACCATCTTCCGCTTGTTCAAAAAACAAGGCAATTACGAAAGGCAGTAATATGGCAAGAATGATTGATATAAGTGGTAAAAAATACAACAGGCTTACCGCAATAAAACCAATCGGAAGAAGAAAATCTGGAAATTATATATGGCTGTGCAAATGTGAATGTGGCAAATTTTGCGAAGTAGAAGGAAGCCTATTACGAAGTGGAAAACAACTAAGCTGTGGTTGTTACATATCAGAACGTGTCACAAAAATGAACACGAAACACAACGGATTTGGGACGCGACTTTACGAAATTTGGAGACAAATGCACAGAAGGTGTTACGGCGAGTTCCAACAGAGCTACAAAGATTATGGGGGCCGCGGGATTTCTGTTTGCGATGAATGGCATGATTTTTCTGTATTCAGAGAATGGGCTTATAAAAACGGCTATTCAGAAACGCTTACAATAGATCGGATTGACGTAAATGGAAATTATGAGCCTTCTAATTGTAGATGGGCGACCATGAAACAGCAAGCTAACAACAGAAGAAGTAACCACACAATCAAATATATGGGTGTATCGCATACAATTTCTGAGTGGGCTGATATTCTTGGTGTTAATCAAACCACACTTTGGAAAAAACTTCAAATGAACAATTGGGATTTATCTAAAGTGAAGGAGGTGGCAAAGTGGGAGAAGGAAAATACCCCGATTTCGTTAAATCGTGTGGATATGGCGATGTAACAGGAATCGGGGGAGCTTAGCTAATTGTAGGCACCATTTTTACCCATACGTTGAAGGTGTTTCGACCAGAACGTACACAGAAAAACAACTTAAGGAAATGGACCAACCGCCATTTGAATACCAAGGAAAAACCTACGATCAATACCAAGCATCCCAAAAGCAGAGAGAAATAGAACGATCAATACGCAAGCAAAAACGTATTCAAATAGCAATGGAAGCCTTAGGAACAGAGGAAGCCGCCAAGGATGCAACGGCGGCAAAGGCAAAGATTCGCCTGCTGAACCGTGAATACAGGCTATTCAGCGAAGCGGCCAACCTGCCATTACAGCGCGAAAGGACTAAGGTGGTATATTGAAAATTACCGTAGCTGAAAAGGTAGAGGATGCCACCCGCGCCGCTACCGTTGAGTTTGACGGCACAAGCCCGGAACAGGTGGAGGCCATGAGAGAGTTCTTCAACCTGTATTTCGGCGCAGACCCAGAGGAAGAAGGCGATGATTAAAACTATCAACGGACAAACCTGGTTCTGTTGCCCAGAATGCGGCAAGAAGATTCACCCGGTAAAGCCGGGAGCCTGCGGCGTCCTAGTGAAATGCACCGGAAAAAACAACGGTAGGCGTTGCGATTGGTACGGCGAAATCAGATGGGCCGGATAACCAAACAAAACCAAAATTAAGCAAGCGTAAGCAAATAAAAAGCAAACGTAAGCAAAAAGAAGCAAAGTAAAGCAAATAAAACCCAAATAACCTGAGCCTTTGAGCCAAGAATCAACTAAAACGTTGGTTTTTGGCTCATTTTTTATCTTTGACCGCCCCGACGTCGTAAAACTACGGGCGACAGCGGATGCAACCCGCGTAAATAAGCGTAGTCGTGGGAGAGAACAATGAAACGCGAATATCTGAAAGAACTTGGTTTGGAAGATGAAATCATCGACAAGGTTCTGACCGAGAACGGCAAAGACATTGAACGGGAGAAGGGCAAGGCCGAAGCTGCCAAGGCGGACGCCGAAAACCTAAAAACCCAACTTGCCGACCGGGACAAAGACCTGGAAGAGCTGAAAAAGAACGCCGGTTCTGCCGATGAGATCAAGGCCCAGATGGATGAGCTGAAAGCCAAGTACGACAAAGACACAGAAGCCTACAAGGCGCAGATTGCGGAACGGGACTATTCCGCCGCTGCTTCTGCTGCTATCACCGGCGCAAACGTCAAGTTTTCGTCCAAGGGCGCTGAGAAGGCGTTCAGGGATGAACTGAAAGCCAAGGGCCTGACCTTGAAAGACGGCGCACTGGAAGGTTTCGATGATTTCCTGAAAGAACAGCGTGAAGCCGACCCCGGCGCTTTTGCATCCAACAAACCCACCCCTTCTTTTGGTCGACCTGTCGGCGCGGGTGGTAAGGACAACGGCGGCACTGAAAATATCGGTATCGCTCTTGCAAAGAGTATCGGTGCGGCTACCGCGCAGAACAACAAAACGTACAGCGACGTACTGTCGCAATATAAGGGAGAGTGAAAAATATGGCACTGGGTACCATGAAATACTCTGAGGTTTCCGCACCTTCGGATGTGGAAATCCTGTACAACTCCGAGTATGTGGGCAAGGCCCTTACTCTGGATTCTACCGCATTTACCAGCGGCGTTTGCAAGGCTGGCACTCCTATGGCGGCTGATGGCAAAAAGGCTGCAACTTCCGGCGAATCCGGTAGTCAGACTTCTACTGCCGTCGGCGTCCTGCTGTGGGACGTTTACGAGGATCGTCCTCAGGGCACTATCGTTATCGGCGGCTACATCAACACCACCAAGGCGCAGGCACATTCCGGTGTTACCGTGGATGCTGCCGCCAAGGCCGCTATGAAGAACGTCGTATTCATGTAAGGAAGGAGGATACACAATGAACATTTCTGATGTTTTCAGCGCTGCCGCTATTGCCGTGCAGCAGACCGAAGCTGCGTCTAACCGCATGGCTTACCTGGGTGAGGGCTTCTTCCCTGCCAAGAAGAAGATGGGCCTGGATTTGAAGTGGATCAAGTCCCACAAGGGCCTGCCCGTTTCTCTGGCCCCCTCCAACTTCGACGCCAAGTCTACCCTGCGTAGCCGCGAGGGTATCAAGGTCGATGAGACCCAGATGGCCTTTTTCCGTGAGTCCATGCTGGTGAAGGAAGAGGATGAGCAGGAGATCATGCGTATCATCGACGGCAATGACCCCTACCTGGCCTCTGTTCTGTCCTCCGTCTACGACGATGCTTCCACCCTGGTTGAGGGTGCCCGCGTCGTGGCTGAGCGTATGCGTATGCAGCTGCTTGCCCCTGTTACCGACGGTTCCCCCAGAATCGTCCTGGAAGCCGGTGGTGTGCAGTATTCCTACAACTACGACACCGACGGCAGCTACAAGACCAACAACTACAACGCTATCACCACCGCAACCAAGAAGTGGAGCGCCACCGACACCGCCGACCCCATGAGCGACATTCAGGACGCCCTGGATTCCGTGGAATCCAACACCGGCACCCGGCCCACCATCATGCTGTGTAGCAAGAAGACTATGGGCTACCTGAAAGCCAACGCTAAGATCAAGTCGGCTGTCCTGGCCCAGAACATCACCGCCAATGTCTTTATGACTGATGCGCGAGTGAGTGAGCTGTTCCAGAACGAACTTGGCGTGACCATCATCGTGTACTCCAAGCAGTACAAGGATGAGGCTGGCACTGCCCACAAGTTCTATCCCGACGATATGATTACCCTGCTGCCTGAGGGCGCACTGGGTTCTACCTGGTACGGCACCACCCCCGAAGAGCGCACTCTGATGGGCAAGGCAGATGCTGATGTGTCCCTGGTTGATACCGGCATTGCCGTTGCTGTGACCACCACCTCTGACCCCGTGAACACCAAGACCACCGTCTCCGAGATCGTCCTGCCCTCCTTCGAGCGCATGGACGAGACTTACGTTATCAAGGTAGCCTGAGAAAGGAGCTAACCAATGGCTTACGCAACCTATGAGTTTTACAAGAACGAATACGGCGGCAACGCCATTGAAGAAGCTGATTTCAACGGCCTTGCTACCCGCGCCACTGCCTACATCAACGCCGCCACTAGCGGGAAAGCTATGTCGGCGGTGGGAGATGATTTAACGGCGGTGCAAATGGCTACCTGCGAACTGGCCGAAATTTTCCAGGATGAAAACAGGCTGAACGCCCTGACCTTTTCCTCCACCGGTTCCATCTCTAGTGAATCGGTGGGGGGATGGTCCCGGAGCTACGGTACCAAAACTCTAAGCGCGGCAGACCTGCAACTGCTAACAGCACGCAAAAAAAGCGCGTTGTTAATCTACCTGCAAGGTACCGGTTTTTTGCAGGCTACCGGCTACCCGATGGCAAAGTGGGGTGACTGCTGGTGACGATGTTTCCACATACCATCACCCTGTATATCATCACTGAGGATCAGGTAACATTCGAGCAAGTGACTAATATCACGGTGCTAGAGGGAGTTTTGCTGGATGCTGCCAAGGCCGCAAACGTCCGTTCTTCCGGCATGGAAAACGCCGACGCGGTGACGGTATACATCCCGTTCGGCGTGAAAGCCTACGACGGCCAAACGGCTGAAATCAAGCGGTATGTATCCCCGAAGGAATACCACGCCGCCGCCGATAAAAGCGGCCTGTGGACGCTTGATTCTGCGCCGCCTACCGATGTTTCTACATTCATCGTCAAGGGTGAGGTTGTAGAGCCTGAGAAGGATTTCCAGTGGATTAACCGCACACATGATGATGTATACAGAATCAATTCGGTAGATGAGAAGGACTTTGGTTCGGATGAGATGAGACATTTTGAAATCGGAGGGCGTTGATGATTAGCGTTAAAGTCGATGTAAAAATTGACGCCGCCAAGTTCGCCCAGCGTGCAGACCGGGCAAAGGAAGTTTTGGCAAACGAAGCCATGAAAGACACCGACCAGTTTGTTCCAGCTCTTACAGGTTCCCTTGCGGGACGAGCTAGGGTGCAGGGAGATACCATCGTATACCCTGGCCCGTATGCCCGTTTTCTGTGGGAAGGTAAGGTATTGGTTGACCCGGATACCGGTAGCCCGTGGGCTAGGCCGGGAGCTACGAAAGTGGCAAACGGCAAGAGCTTGGTATTCACCAAAGCGATGCACGGACAGGCACAAAGCCATTGGTTCGATGCATCCAAGGCTATGAATCTACCGAACTGGGTAAAGAAGTACAAGGAGGCGATATTGAATGGATGATAAACCATTACGCATGGTATCCAAGGCGGAAACCGACCAGATTTCCAGAAAGCTACTGGTTTGGCTGAATCAGTACGAAAATAAGCCTGCTAATATCGCTTTCGAGTATCTTCCTTCCGATCAGCCTGGTATGGCGCTTTCTACTATTCAAGGGGCCTACAAAACCAAGGAATACGTTCGCGGGGCGTATCAGGGGCAGTATCAATTCAAAATCATCTATCGCCTGCAACCATCCAGCAACAACGACCGGTTGAAAGCCGATGAAATCCTGGATGCTATTGGTGACTGGGCTGTATCCCGCCGCCCGTTGCCTTATCTGGGGGATGGGAAACAGGCAACTAAAATTACCTGCAACACCAGGGCGGCAATGTTCGCCCGGTACGACGATAACACCGAAGATCATCAAATTTTGATGACTATGGACTATTTTTCTAACTGAAAGGGGAAATGAAAAAATGAAGCTTTCTACCCTTATGACGGGCAAAGAACCGTCTCCTTCCTTTTCCGGCGTTGCCACTGCAGACGATTTTGTCCTGGCTGTTGACATTGCTTCTTCTCCCACCGGCAAAATCGGTGACTATGTGGTTGTCCAGGGCGGCATCACTAACGTTGATTCCCAACTGAACCCGGAGAGCGAGGACAAGACCTACATCCGCAACGGCAAAGTGACCACCAAGACCGCTACCCAGCGCACCTTCAACGTCACCGGTGATCGTATGTTTGGCGATGATTTCCAGGACTACGCCCTGTCTCACGCTATCAAGTTCGGCACTGGCCAGGCCGTTATCGTGCCCTACGTCTATTTCTCTCTGCTGACTGGCAAGGGCGAAAAGGGAACCGCTGCCGTTATCGTGAACTCGGACGGTTCCGGCGAGGCAGGCGCTTCCGCTGAGATTGATGTGGATATCATGGCAACTGCCGCCCCCACAGAGTACACCTATTCCGCCGACGTGTGACCGAATATAAGGAGGATTAAGCATGGATATCTATAACATCAACGGCGTTGCCGTGGAGTACGACACCTTCGACACGGTAAACATGGAGCTGTTTATCAATGAGCTGGAACGTGTGCAGAAGGAAACCGAAGCACTACCCACCAAGGATGTCACCGCCTACATGAAGGGCATGTGTGAACTGGTTCGGGACTTCTTCGATACCATCATCGGGGAAGGTACCTCTGAAAAGTGTTTCGGCCCCAGAAGCAACCTGAAAGCTATCGTGTTCGCTTACGGCGATTTCGTCCGCCGGGTGGCGGAAGAGATGGCTTCCATCAAGGATATCGCGAACGGGTTTCCTGTGCCCGGCGTTGCAGCTACCCCCACCAATCGGGAGCAGAGACGCGCAGAGGAACGGGCACGACGCCGCGCAGAAGCTGCCGAGCGGGTGAAGCTGCGCAAGTCCGATGCGAACTAACCCGTTTCGGGCGCTACCGGATCATGTTGAAGTCAACGGGAGACAGGTGCCGATAGACCATAGCTTCCGCGTTGGAGTGGCGATAGAGCTAGAGGTATTGAAGGAAGAAAAGCCGGATGTAGCTGGCCTATTAAGCCTTTTCTACCGAGGCTCTGTCCCTGCCGATGTTAAGGCCGCTGTTGATGCCATGCTTGGTTTTTTCCGTGGATACAATCAAGCCGACGGAGAGCCAAAACAAGGGGATAAAAAGAAGGGAGGGAGAGTATACGACTTTGAGCAAGATGCCGAAGCTATCTCTTCCTCCTTCCTTACTTACTACAATATCGACCTTACCAAGGCAGACTTACATTGGTGGGAGTTTCGCCGCCTGCTGTTCAACCTGCCGCATGAAAGCAATTTTATGCAACGGATTATGTACCGAACGGCGGACTTAAATAAGCTAGACCGGACGCGCCGCAAGCATTTCAAGAAAATGCGCGAAATCTACGCTATCAAGGATACCGTAGACCGCAAAAAGCACATGACGGTGGAAGAACGCGACGCTGAATTGTTGGCGCAAATCAACAGGAGATACCAGGAGGCAGAGGAATACGTCAAACAGAAGGGGAAAGGTGATTAAGGTGGTGACGTAAATGGCTGATGGTTCCGTTACCATCGAAATTAACGGTGATGCCAGCGAAGTAATAAACTCGTTCAAACAAGTTTCATCTGCTGCCGAAGCATTAGCAAACAACCTAAAGGGTATCACTGGTTCATTTGAGACTGTTTCCAGCGCTTCGCGGGGCATGTCAGAGGGTATTTCTGGTTCCCTTGGGGATATTGATACCTATCTTAATGAAATCGACGCCTCACTGAATGAACTGAACAACGATCCATTTTCCACGGCGGCGGATGGTGCCCAAAACCTGGGCAATTCGCTGAACGATATGGATTCCTACCTAGATGATTTGGAATCATCGTTCGATGAACTGCGAAACGACCCATTTAGCACAAACTCGGACGGCGCGGACCATCTTCGTGAGGATTTGGATAGGTTGAGTGATTCCGCCGACGATGCAGAAGAGGATCTGGACAGACTGGGCGATGCTGCCGATGATGCCGGTGACCAGATGGATGAAGCCGGTGGCAGTGCCAGTAAATTCGGCGAAATCTTCAAGGGAACCTTCATGGGCAACCTTGCTGCCAAGGGCGTCGAGTTGGCCGTTGAAGCCGTTAAAAAACTCGGCGAGGCTATGATCGACGTCGGCAAGCAGGCTATTGAATCCTATGCCTCCTATGAACAGCTTACGGGTGGCATGGATACACTTTTCAAAAGTTCGTCCGGCAAAATGAAGCAGTATGCGGCGGAAGCCTACAAAACCGCCGGTATGTCTGCTAACGAATACATGGAAACGGCAACCAGTTTTGCCGCAACCTTGATAACTTCTGTCGGTGGCGATACAGAAAAAGCGGCAGAGCAAGCCAATAAAGCCATTATCCAAATGTCGGATAATGCTAACAAGATGGGTACCAGTCTGGAAAGTATCCAAGATGCTTATAGAGGGTTTGCTAAAGAAAATTATACTATGTTGGACAACCTTTCTCTTGGTTACAGTGGTACCAAGGAAGGTATGCAACAACTTTTGAATGATGCTACGGCACTTTCAGGGGTTAAGTATGACATTAACTCCTATTCCGACATTATTGATGCAATCGGCGTAATTCAGGACCAGTGGGAAATAACTGGGACAACCGCGAAGGAAGCTTCTCAGACCATCGAGGGCAGCATAGGTAGCATGAAAAAGGCGTGGGCTAACTGGCTAACTGGCCTAGCTAACCCGGATGCCGATATGGGGCAGCTTACACAGAATCTTATTGAAACTGTTATGACGGCCCTATCAAATGTAATCCCGGCTATCCAGAACATCTTAAAAAACGTCGGTTCTATGATTGCTGACGGCCTGAACAACCTATTCCCCGACGTTGCAGGCTGGATTTCTGGCCCCATTGAAGGCGTGAAATCGGCATTTTCCACGCTTGGGGAAGCTGTGGGGAGGGTTTTCACGCCAGAGCGAACGGCGGCAATCAGTGGATTTTTCCAGAAATTCGTCGAAATCGCTGGGTCAGCGATTATAACCCTCATTAGCGCACAGCTACAAATCCTAGCAAGTGTAATCACTGCCGTAATCGAAGTAATTGGTGCGCTGATAACCTTTTTTAGTACCACCTTACCCAATGCAATCCAAACGGTAATCACCTGGTTCCAGAATCTACCGGATGCCATTTTTAACGCATTGACAGCGGCGGGGACAGCTATTCGCAACTGGGGTACCTCGGCGAAGGAAGCGCTTGTAAACGCTGTGACCAACGCTATCAATGCAGTTGTTACATGGTTTTCCGGGCTGGCAAGCAAAATTACCAGTGCTTTAACGGCGGCTGGTGCTGCTATCCGCAACTGGGGCAACAACGTTAAGCAGACGATGGTGAACGCCGTAACCAATGCCATTAACGCGGTGGTTACATGGTTCCAGAATCTCGCTGGTAAAATCACAAGTGCGCTGACTGCGGCAGGCGCAGCTATCCGTAGCTGGGGATCGCAGATGATAGCCAACATGCGGCAGGCGGCAAGCAACGCCGTAAACGCGGTTATCACCTTCTTCTCGTCCCTTCCCGGCAAAATTAAGAGCGCTTTAGCAGGTGCTCTTTCCGCCCTGATTAGTTGGGGTTCTCAGATGGCGTCCCAGGCCAGGGCCAAAATGGTGCAGGTTGGCAACAACATCAAATCAACGCTTTCTTCGTTGCCTGGACAGTTGAAATCCATCGGTGCCAACATCATCCAGGGACTAATCAATGGTATTTCCAGCAAGATCAGCGCGGCTATTGGCAAAATCAAAAGCTTTGCTGGGCAAATCAAGGGTGCTTTTACCAGCCTTTTAGGGATTCATTCGCCGTCCAAGGTATTCTATGAATACGGTGTGAACATCATTCAGGGCCTTGCGAATGGCTTGAAAGAAAACATCAAACTGGCCCGTGATGCAGCTAGAAACGTTGCTAACATCGTTTCCAAAGAGGTTGAAAAGCTGAACGATGAGATTGAAAAAATCGAAACGGCAGCTAATGAACGTGCAGCAGCTAAAGAGCTTGCTGAGTACAAGAAAAACCTAAAGGAAAAGAACGACGAACTAGCCAAGGCGGAAGTCAAGGACAAGGAAAAGATTCAGGCTGATATCGACAAGCTGAATGAAGATTGGAATGAGAAACAGCTCCAAAAGCAGGAAGCGGCCCAGAAGGAAGCCCTGAAATCCCAAGCGGATGCCCTGAACGAAATCAAGAACAACTACGAAAAAGCACTGAACGCTGTTGAAAGCAGCCGGGATAGTTTGCAGGGCAAGTTAAGCGACGTTGATCTATTCACCGAGGAAGATGATTTCTTCCAGTTGACAAACCTGCAAAATAGTATCGACGCTATCAACAAGTATGGTGATACCATCCAGGCCTTAAAAGACCGTGGCATTGCGGATAGCTTGCTTGATGAAGTCTTGGGGCTGGACCAAGAAAAGGCCATGAAGTACGCCAACGCCCTGTTGGGCATGGCAGACGACCAGTACGAAAACTATATGTCCCTGTGGCAGGAGAAGGAAGCGGCATCTAAAAAGGTGGCCCAATCCATCTATCAGACGGAGATCGACGCTATCCATGACGAATACCTGGATAAGTTACCGGATGAGTTTAAGCCTGCTGGGCAAGAGGCTATGGACGCTTTCGGCGATGGTTTGGCTATCAGTGGAGAACGGGCTATTGCTATTGCAAAGAACGTTTCTGATAGCATCCTGGCAGAGCTGGATAGAATCAATGCTGCCGATGTGGTTTCCAGTGCGGTAAATGCCGAAGTTTCCGGTTTTTCTGGACGGTTGACCGGTACCGTAAACGACAAAGCGGCACAGGCCGCATCTCTAAAAACCGAGGATATGACCGGACTGGCAAACGCCATTGTCCTAGCATCCAGCGCCCAGGGACGGAGCAAGGAAATCGTGCTGAACCTGAACGGCAAAGAGGTCGCCCGTGGCCTGATTGATGATATCCGAGCCGTGGAAGACCAAAGTCCACGCATTGTAAGCGATTAAGGGGGGTGGGAAAATGAACGAAGATACTGGCAACATGTTCCTTTCTATCGACGGAATCGAAGTCGAAGATTTGGAAGAGGGGGACTACACCGCCTATGAGGAAGAGTTAGGCGTCTCAGAACGCATGATTTCCGGGCGGCGTATTGAAGAAGTCCGTGCTACCATCTGGCACGTGGAACTGGAATGGTCCGCAATCGACTATGCCACAATGCAGCGGATTGCAGAGGCCATGAAAGCACGGCGTCGGCATCAGTTATTTTTCCTGCCCTCTACCGGCGGGAAAGAACTGGTGCAGGGCTGGTTCCACCTGGTAGAACAGCCCCAACCCACGCTCACCCGCTGGGGAGACGCTGGCCCCACATGGGGCGGTTACAAGCTGGTATTCGAGGAGATTGACGGCCATGATTAAACACAGCGTAGAATATGATGCCGCTATCGTGGCTGATTCTCGGAAACAGTTAGTTCGTGCGGTTTTCGACTTGGTGGACCCGGATGCAACCATTAACAGCATCACTCCCAATGAGGAAGGGCCTATCTCCAACTCAGCCCAAGTGAAGAATCGCGGCAACGATGAAAGCCCGGATACCATTGCAACACTGGAACTGAATCGCTGGGTATTGGATGGTAGCTTTACCATCCGACCCAGCGACCCAGCGGACAGACAGGGGCAGGTTGGTTGGGAAGGGGAGACCCTATCGGGCCAGGATGGAAGTTTTTCCGAACCCTATCCCTACATCGAAATCGCAGTGTCCAACATCGAGATTTTACAGGCCGTCACAATGCAGTTTTCCAGCAAATCGGCGGACGGATACCCAACCGAGTTTGAAATCCATGTTTGGAGCGGCGATAACCTGCTGTATACCAGGGCTGTGACGAACAACCGAGATACCAGTGTGGTAATTGATGGATTCACGGTAAACTATCCCACACGGGCGCGGCTGACTATCAAAAAGTGGTCGTTACCTAACCGGGTTGTCCGGGTTCTGCGTCTACTGTTCGGCCTCTACGAAACGTGGGACACGAAGGTTTTGCAGTCCGTGGATATCCTGACAGAGGTGACTTTCTCAGGGCTGAAAATCCCGTATTCGACCTGCGACATTCGGGTAGAAAACAAGGATCACCGTTTCGACCCCTACGCCCCGAACACGATTTTTACATCTATCGAAGATCGGCAAAGAATCGTGGTGGAGCTGGGCCTATACCTAGAGGATGGCACGATTGAGTGGTTGCCCGGTGGTACCTACTACCAGCAAAGCGCAGGTTGGAAGCTGCAAGACCTTACTGTTGAATGGTCTCTGGTAGACGTTATCGGGGCGCTGACAAAACGAAATTTCATCGTCCCAGAAACCTTGCCAACGAAAGTATCCGGCTGGGTAGAGGCTATTATGGCAAGCCTGGGCGCGAATTTCCGCACAAACTACATCGTGGAAGACACTGTAAAGGACATTTCCATTACAGCCACGAAAGACGATATCAAGGATAAAAAATGCGGCGAGATGCTACGCTTTCTGTGCATGGCAATCAACGCATGGCCCCGGCAGGATTTCGCGACCGGCTACCTGCGTGTCGGCAAGCTGGCCCAGGACGAAGGGAACCGAATTACCCTAGATAACATGTACGAATACCCGGAAATGTCGGCAAACGATGATATAGCGGATATCACGTTTAAGTTGGACAACAACAACGAAGTTACATTTTCCGGGAATAACACCGAATCCGAGGTATCCCTGAGTGTCGATAACCCGTTTATCCACACAGAAGCGGATGCCAGAAAGGCGGTTATATCCTGCCTGTTCGAGTACGGCGGGCGTTCGTTCAGTGTGAAAAGTCGGGGCAATCCATCCAGCGAATGCGGCGATATCCAGGCGGTAGACACGCAATTCAAAAGCACGATTTCCGCCCGACTGTACAAACAGCAGCTTACCCTAGAAGATGGCGTCATGCGTTCCAGTCCGTCCGAACTGGTGCAGTCTCCCAATGATTCCATGTATCAAAACAAGATAGTTCTCACTGGTTCTGGTACCTGGACAGCGCCCCAGGCCGGTGCAATCAAAATCACGCTGATTGGCGGCGGCAACGGCGGCATGGGCGGCGGCGGCGGCAATATGCTGTGGGGTGATTCGTTCGACCCGAAGGATAACGATGGCGGCATCGGCGGCAATGGCGGCAAGGTATTCATTATCGAAACAACCGCCACCAAAAACCAGGCATACACCTACGCTTGTGGTGCAGCTGGTACCGGCGGCGCTGGTGGCGCAAAGGGCCAGGATGGTGCCAAAGGAACGGATGGCATACCTACCACATTCGGTGTGTTCACGTCCGCCAACGGTAAAATCTACACCTCTGGTTTGATGGACATTCAAAGCGGCGCTGTGTACGCCCAGAAGGGCGCTGACTATGCCGGTACAATCACCGGCCTGGAAGGTTCGGGCGGCGCAGGCGGCAAGCAAGGCCGCAATGGTAAATACGCCCAGCGCAAAGACAAAGAAACCGGCATGTATCATACCTATGTAGCCGCAAGAGCTACAGAAGGCACAGCCGGGGAGAACGGAAAACCTGGGTGTGTAATTGTAGAATGGTAGGTGATTCAATGGGTGTAAAGCGTTCAGCAATTACAGAAAACGGTAGTATCATCGACGCCCTAATCACGGACCGTACAGCGTCGGATGTTGCCGAAGCTGTTAGTTTGGCCCAGAAAATCAGCACAGGAAACGCAACGGAAGCGGAAATTACTGAGTTCCTGACCGTGATGAAGGGCAACTACAACTACACCGACATGAATCGTGTTGGCCAGGCAGTAGCTTACCTTCGGGACAGACTGCGTGACGATGCTGGTACCTCTGTTGAGGTATCCCCTAAAACCGACTGGGCCAACGGCGACATCCCCACCCCAGAACAGGCGGCGCAGTATATCAGCGACGTAAAAAACATCCGTGCGGCGTTCATTCTGCCAGAGAACACACCACCAGCTCCCGAATCCCTGTCCAACCTGACCTATTCCCAGGCGAACAATATCGAAACGATATTCCGAAACCTAGACAAAACAATCGAATCGCTGAAAATCACGCTGATAACCAGCGGCGAAGTTTTCAGCGGGGAGGTGTAACATGATTGATTCTGTATTAAAGGGGACTGGTAACAGCCGATTCCTGAAAAGTGCGGTACCCGCTGGGACTAGCTGGGCGGACGCTCTAGCAATGCTTCAAGCCGGTACATTCCCTGTTGATTTCAATGGCATCAACACCGAAGGATTTCAGCAGGCGGGAACTCCATTGAACAAAGCTAATTTGCTCAAGGATAGCACGGCTAACATTATCAGTTTGCCCACTTCGGCAACCCCTGATGAAATGTTTTCGGCGTTAGCGAGGCTTACTGGCATAACCTATGTATTGGCCGGTAACGGCATAACGGTTACCGCTACCAACGGGGATACGGTAAAAAAGACCGCTGCAAACAACAATGGAATTGCTGAAATTTATGGCCTTGGATACGGAGACTGGGAGTTATCTGCTACTATATCAGGGGACAGAAAAACTAAAACAATCAGCATTGATGTACTCGGAATACGGTACCTCTCCCTGCTCCCGCTGAACGACCTGAGCTGGGCGCAAATCGATACGCTGGGCACGGCTGGTGTGCTGGGTAAAATGTTTGCGCTGGGTGACACAAAAGATGTTACGCTGTCGGGCATCGGGACTATGACACTGCAAATCGCCGACTTCGATCACGACTATTTGTCCGGCGCAACGACGGCAAAAAAAGCCGCCGTGACGTTTTTGTGTAAAAACCTGCTGCACAAAACGTATCAGATGAACGGCAGTGATACAAACAGCGGGGGTTTTCCGTCCAGCGCCCTCTGCTCCACGCTGAATGGTAGCATTTACAACTCCCTGCCCTCCGACCTGAAATCCGTGATCAAAACGGCGTACAAATGGTACGGTACCGGCAATAACACAACAAACGGAAAATGGAGCGGACACAAACTCTGGTTGCCGTTGACATTTGAGATGTTCGGTGAATCGAGCTACTCACCGGCCACAGAGCGCACGACGGGCAATGCACGGCAGTACCCGATTTTCACGGACAATGCCAGCCGGATCAAAAAAATGAACAACGGCGGCTCTGCACAGTGGTACTGGTTGGCGTCCCCGCGTGCGACCAACGCCACGACCTTTTGCATTGTGAACAGCGGCGGCAGCAGCAGCGACAACGGCAACGCCAGCAACAGCATCGGCGTTTGCTTCGGCTTATGCGTTTAAGCCAAAATCCAATAATCCGCGCCGCCCTTGGCGCGGATGGAAAGGACCCTGAATGTCGGTATTAAAAAGCCAGCGCAAGGAAAGCGGTATCAAATTTTTGGATACCGCTTATGACCTAGAGCTACACACGTTGAAATGCTGCATGAAACTGCCAAAACGCTACACGTTTTTTATCGGGACGGAGCTGAGCCGCTTGGCCAGCGAGGTACATAACCACTGTAAGGCAGCGAACAGCATCTACCCGACGAGTGAACACGAAGCGCAGATGCGGCGGGACCACCTGATCGAGGCAAACAACTGCTTGCAGGCGTTGATTGGGAAATGCAGTGTTTTGATGGAACTGCAACACGGCCTGAGTGAGCACGCCTTGGAGCACTGGGCAGATTTGATGATTGACGAAGGCCGCCTGATCGCCGGGGCAAAAAAATCCGACAAGGCACGTTTTAAGTTTTAAGACATGGGTTAGGCGCTGTAAATCCTGCCGGGCGCAGGCGGGCGCGTTGGCGTCCCCGAATGCGACCAACGCCACGAACTTTTGCAATGTGAACAGCGACGGCAGCAGCAACAACAACAACGCCAGCAACAGCAACGGCGTTTGCTTCGGATTGCGTGAACGGCAGACAGAGTAAGCGTTTGCTGAAATCAGTCCACACGCGTAAGGAGTGTCTAACCCTCCCACATGGGTAAATATCACCGAGACGCGGACGCTTTCGAGCTAATCCGCTACCAGCGAGGTTCCCCTTGAAAATTCAATTTGGAGACGTATTCACTTTTGGAAACTTGTATGCCGCCTATAAAAAATGTAGGCGCGGCGTAGGCTGGAAACATTCGACCCAGGCCTACAAAGAGAACGCATTTATCAACGTGCGTATGGCTCAGCGAAAATTGCTGAGCGGCACATGGAGAAGCAATGGATTTATTGAGTTTGACATTTTTGAGCGCGGCAAACACCGACATATCCGCTCTGTGCATATCACGGAGCGCGTGGTGCAGCGTTGTTTGTGCGACAACCTGCTCACTCCCGTTCTTGGTCCGAGGCTGATTCCTGATAACTCGGCCAGTCAAAAAGGAAAAGGCGTTGACTACGCGCTCAGACGCCTGGAAACTCATTTGCACCAGTTTTATCGCAAATTTGGGCGGGATGGGTACATCCTGATCTATGATTTCCATAAATTTTTTGACAGCATCAGTCATGATGCTATTGCAAAAATTTTGGAGCGCTACGTTACGGATGAAGGGTTGAAATACTTGATCCTGCATCTGGTTGGAATGTTCGGACCGGTCGGTCTAGGGCTGGGCAGTCAAATCAGCCAAAATTTGGCGCTGGCCGTTCCGAATCGACTCGACCACAGAATCAAAGAGCAGATGCATTGTAAATGCTATGGACGATATATGGACGATGGCTACATCATCCATCACGACAAAGAGCGTTTGCTCGCCTGCCTGGAAGTGATTCGACAAGAAGCGGCAGCATTTGGCGTGGAAATGAATGAAACAAAAACGCAAATCGTCCCACTTCGGCGTGGTTTCTCTTGGTTGAAGCAAAAATTCAGCATCACGGAAACCGGTGGCGTCGTGCGGCGGATCAGCCGAAAAAACGTCACCAGGCAACGCCGAAAACTGAAAAAGTTGGCCGGAAAAATCCCGCCGGAGGATTTACGAACCAGTTTTATCAGCTGGTGCGGCCATGTATCCAAATGCAAATCCTGGAAAACAAAAACAGCGATGAAAGGGGTGTTTTTGGAGTGTATGCGGATATCGGAGGAAAAATTTACCCCATCGACAACGTGATCGCGGCAGATGATGAGCTGCGGATCGTATTTGCGGATACTCCCATCGAGGATGTAGATCGAGCTGCTCTGCATTTGCCGGACTGTATCAGCATCCACCAGAGGGACGGCCCCATGCTGGAATACCACGGCTACACCAGCGCCGTAAGCATCCAGAAAAATCCATCGAACCAGCAAACGATGCTGGTTTTGCGGGAGGGATAATATGTTTTTGATCTACAAAGATGGTGAAATCGTCGAACGCGCAGAAAATCTGCGTTACATCCTGCAACAGGATAACGGCGTTGCCGTAATATCCACGCAGGAGAGTTACAACGCCGTGTACTCCCCTGCCACAGACAAAACCTACCCCATCGGAGAGTTTTTTGTGGAGGAAGAGGACGAAGCGGCGGCGCTCCGGGCGGAAAATAAGCTGCTGAAAGAGCAGGTATCCGCTCTTTCTACACAAGCTGACTTCCACGAAGAGTGCATCGTGGAAATGGCTAACATCGTTTATGCGTAAACTACTCGCTGATTTAGCGTTTAGAATCCTGCTAAAGGCAGAAAGGAGTGAGAATATGATGGCGATGCTCTTTGCTTCCAGAATTATTCTGGGTAAGACCACCTTTGAACAGGTACCCCCCAAGCTGAAGAAGCAGGTTGCCGAAGTCCTGATTGAGGACTGCGGTATGCCTGAGCTGGTCCCCGGCGAGTACGGCGGTACTGCCGACGCACAGTAAGCATAACGGCCCCCGCACTTTGCGGGGGCCAAACTTAAAGAAACGAGGTGCCAGAATATGGAACCTGAACAGATCATCACGGCGCTCCTGGCTTTGCTGGGTTCGTCCGTTGCGATTGAGATCATCCCAATCAAAATCAACCCCTGGACGTGGCTGGCCCGAAGAATCGGGAAAGCCATTCTGGGCGATGTTACGGAGCAGTTGTCTGGGATTTCCGAACAGCTAAAAAGCCATATCGAAGCGGATGCCAGAGACAAGGCCAAGCGCCTGCGGGGGCGGATTTTGCGGTTTGCGGATGAGCTACTCCAGGGGGAGCGGCACAGTCAGGAGCATTTTAATGAGATTTTGGAGGATATCACCGAGTATAACCGCTACTGTGCCACGCACCCCGATTTTCCGAATGATAAAGCCGCCATCTCCATTGGACATATCGAGAACGTGTACAGAGCGCGGCTGGAAAACAACGATTTTTTATAGGGATGGTATCAGATGAAACAACTGTTAAAGCTGCTGGACGTGAAGAGCCTGGTAACACTGGCCATGACTGGGGCGATGATCGCCTTGCTGTTTGCGCCGGTGAACGTGAACCAGGACGCTGTGACGCTGTTCTGCACGGCCTACGGGGCTATCATCACGTATTTCTTCACGAAGAAAACGGAGGGCAAAAACGATGGATAAACCGATCAGCTACCTGCAAACGGACCCTCGCTGGGCCAACGTGGACTATTCGGCCAAGGGGGAGAAAACCACCATCGGCAAATCCGGCTGCGGCCCCACTGCCATGGCGATGGTGCTGGCCACCTGGGCGGACAAATCCGTCACGCCAAAGACCGAGTGCGCCTGGGCGCTGGCCCACGGCTACAAGGCCCCGCACCAGGGGACTTATTACGGCTACTTCACCCCCGCCGCCAAGCGCTTCGGCCTGACCTGCAAGATGCTCAACGGGGCCAGCATCTACGGCAAGCCCAACAGCCCGTACCACGCCCAGGCCAAGGCTGCCGTGGACCAGGGTGATCTTGTGATCGCCTGCATGGGCCGTGGGCTTTGGACGTCTTCCGGGCACTTCGTCCTGGTGTGGAAAATCACCAGGAATACCATCTACATCAACGATCCTGCCAGCACCCGGACGGCGCGGACACAGGGGGACTATTCGCTGTTCAAAAGCCAAGTGAAGTATTACTTTGTTGTGGAGCGGCCGGCCACCATTCAGCGGCCGGAGAAGGAGGATGACGATATGGATATCAACAAGTTGTTGGCAGAGATGACGGGGGCGCAGGCATACGCGCTGTATACCAAGGCCATGAAGTTTGCCGCCGCTGTGGCGGAACCGGAGTGGAGCAAAAAGCAGGGCCATTGGGAAAAAGCCACCCTCAAGGGCGTCGTGGACGGGCAGGAGCCGGAACGCCCCGTCAAGCGGGATGAGCTGGCCGCTGTGCTGGGCCGTCTGGGGGTGCTTGATTGAGGGGGTGGTACCATGCCCAGGTATCGGTACAGCCCCGCTCAGTTGGAGAAAATGCACGGAAACCCATGGCTCACCGACCGGGAGAGGGCGGCGTTTGAGCTGCACTATCGGCGGGGGTGGGCTATCGAGGACGTGGCGGCGGAGTTGGATGTCTCGCGGGGGACCGTGAATAATGATCTAGCTAGTATTCGGCGGAAGGCGTTATAGAAAAAACTCCCAGGCGGTTAGTACCACCTGGGAGTTTTGCATCTCACATTATTCAAAAATAACACGACGCTCAAACAATGGTTTTTGGATGCTCTTTTAGTATATCTGATTTTTGGGGTGCTGTCAATAGACTGGTTTATCTGTGCCGTGTCCAAGCGATACACGTCGGCTTAGAATGTCGACGGTCACCTCATACCATTTGTCTCCGAGTTTTCTGCGCTTCATAAATGCATAACGCGGTGTCTGCTCTATTTTTCGTTGCACAGAATCGTATGCGAAAAACGGCGCATACTTTCCTTCTGAATTGACAATTTCTTTCAACGCCTCAAAAAAATCGGCGTTCGTATCAGCCGCTTGATCGCCGTATTCTTCAGATACGTCCTTCAGGAGGGCTATGATATCCGGGTGGTCTTCCGGTAGGGAACCATCCCAATACTGAGAGTAACTAAATTTTGCATGTGGTACTTTCATTTTTTGTTTACCTCCATTTTTGTTCCGTGAGTTCCTCTCTTAACTGTTCTTATTATACACCAACTAGGTATAAAACACAATTGACATACTGCACAAATATGCACCTTCTAGGTATGCAAAATGACAAACGGGAAATAGCTGGAAAGTGCCGGGGAAACCCAGTGCTTTTTATTTCTCGAAATCTGCTTGAACCGCACGATCTAGCAACAGGAGGATGTATTCCGGGCAAGGCGCTATTCCAAGCTCCCAGTTTTGCCAGGTGCGGTATGGGATTTTGTACCGCGCCGTAAACTCTTTTTTGTTCAGGCCTGTGGCGGCGCGAATCGCGGCAGGCGATAGAGCATCCTGACCGTCTTTCTGGTGTTCCTCCACGGCATGGACGATCCGCTGAATCAAATCGTCCCAGGTTTCGCAATTTCCAAACCAGTCCTCGATCTCGCTGGTGATCTCCAAGCTGTTGCCCTTGTAGTCGTTGGCTTGGCGGCTTTCCTGCTCGAAATACATGCGGATATCGGTTACCACGCCGTCCTCTACATCCGCATAGGCATGATCTAGCATCCGATCCACGCCGTCCTCCAGGATATGGCCTGGAATTTTTCCCTGCACGACGATGTGACCGCTTCGCAGAGCGGGTCCGTAGGTGTTCATGCAGCTACGGACACTTTTTTCTAGTTTTTTCATGGTGGTTCCTCCTTACTTTATGTCATCCAGAAAATTGGAGATAAAATTCATGCCGGGGTCTTCCAGGTATTTGGTAAAAATGGCGCTCCATCCACCAACACCAGCGTCGCAAACCGGCGCACCATAGTCTGTGCATTTCGCTCCCCTAATCCACCACTGGGCACTTGTGATGTTCTCAATGGCCCAGCAGAGTGCGCCGCGCATAGCATTGATTTTTTTGGTGTAGCTGGCAACGCGCTTCTCGTTGCCTGCGTTTTTGACGAGCTTCTCCTGGAATTTCCGGATCTTTTTCTCGACGAAAATTTTCTGATCCTCAATGATCTTCTGGGCGGCGGCAATCTGTTCAGGAGTGCCGGTCAGGTTGGCGGCGGCTTCGACTTCTTCCACAGCGTTTTCAGTTTCAGCGGGCTCCTGGGTAGCTTCCTCGGCAGCAGCCTCTTCCTCTGCCTCGGCGATAGCGGCCTTGACGTTGGCAACGATCTCGTCGTTGGCTCTGTCGGTCAGGTACAGCTCACCGTCGTTCACGTTGAGGTAGATGCTGGTGTTGCGCTTGATCTCTGCGCCGTAGCTGTTGCTGATCTTCTCCCCATTCAGGGTGGCGCCGGAAATGTTACCGCTATTGTAGTGGTGCAGCTCCAAGCCGAAATTCTCGACATTTGCGTACAGGCGGTCATGCTCGCCCTTGGTCCAGCGCTTGAAACCCTTGGCTTCCAGCTTCTTAATCATGGTCTCGGTCATCTTCATGGTGTTTTCCTCCTTGTTTGGGTTTCTCTCTTAACTGTCCTTATTATACACCAGCTAGGTATAAAACGCAATTGACATACTGCACAAATATACACCTGCTAGGTGTACAATATGACGAAACAAAAGCCCCCGCCGGTTTTCTGCAACGTGCCGGCGGGGGTGCGCCACTACATATCCAGGGCCGAACAGATGAAAGATCGTCTCCGGTCTGGGATGTAAACGAAAATGGAAACATCATCTTCTCTGTCCCTCATGTCGTTGGAGCAAATCTCGCATTTTACCACAAGAAAACCATCTGCATCCTTGGCCTTATGGTATCCGTAGCCGGTGATCCGGCTATCTCTTCCGTCGCGCTTCTTAGCGAAGCTTTCGACCTTCTTGACTTCACTTCTCAGCAGCCCGTCAAATCCCTTCATCACATTTCTTTTGGGGAAGGTGATGATCTTGGTCTCAACTTCGGCTTCTTCGGTGGGTTCCTGGACTTCGGGCATCTCTTCCTTGTCTGCGCTCAGGGCGGGGCACATGGAGTAGCGACCCAGGAGGAAGATGGTCTCAGCGTTGCGGTCCTCAGAAACCTGGGTGTTCACACGGCAGGTCTTGGTTTCTGTTCCGTCGCTGATGGTGATGGTCTTGGCGGTGCGCTTGGTAACGGTGTAGGTCCAAACACAGTTATGGTCGCAAGGGCTTGCCATGGTATAGGTTTTTCCGATCTCGAACTGTTTCATAGTGATTTTCCTTTCTGCCCTCTGGGCTGTCCTGTTCTTTTCTATGGTCTTATTATATACCGTATTACCGTAGAAATCAATAGACACAACCAACAAAGTAACACTGTAGATTTTGTGCAATGTGTATACTGTAATACCGTAACTAAACATGGTACAATGTAGTAAAACAGGAGGTGAGAGGATGGCAGTTAGTAAGGCCCAGCGTGCCGCCGCAAATAAATGGGATTCCGCAAACATGGCCGTTGTTACGTGCAAAGTGAAGCGCGATTTAGCGGATGCTTTCAAAGCAGCCTGCCGGGCGGCAGGTGAGACACCTAACGCCGTGTTACGGGAGACGATGATAGCATATATCTCTGAGCATACACAAGAATAACAAAAGCCCCCACCGTGCTATAAAAGCGCCGGTGGGGGCTGCCTTTTCTCTGGGGGAGAATAAGGTACCCATAAAATACCACATTCTCCTTGTCGAAACCTGTCCCATTTTGGGGGCGGGCTTTTTTGTTGGGCAGAAATTGAGCATAAATTGAGCAGGAATTGGGCATGGTTTGGACAAGCAGGGGAGTGGGAAATGGTAAAATTTATTCAGAACGAGGGGTGATAACTATGGCTGCTTACAGTGTGCCGAACTACAGCGGCAACTATCAAATGCCCAACCAGATGCAAAACGTGCAGGGCTATCATCAGAATCAGGTATACCAGCAGGGGCAGAACTACCAGCCCTCTATAATCCAGCAGAGCAACAGCGGCTATATCTGCCGCCCGGTAACAGGACGGGAGGAAGCGGTTGCCATGCAGGTTGATTTTCTGGGGCCTGGTACGTTGATGCCTGATTTTCCCCACGGAATCATATATTTTAAGCGATTCAACCCAAACACTGGGGCGGCGGATTTTGCCGAATTCCGTTTAGCGCCGCCACAGCCGGAACCAAAACCTGCGCAGGGCGTAACGATGGACGATTTCAACGCCCTGGCAGATAGGGTTAGAAAACTAGAGAAAATGGAAGGTGGGATAAAAAATGATGCAAATGAACCCCATGATGTTTCTGATGCAGGCCGCTAGGAGTGGGAATCCTATGGGGATGCTGCAACAGCTAGCAGGCCAGAATCCTCAGATTTCCCAGGCTATGCGGATGATGCAGGGCAAATCAACCCAGCAGTTGCAGCAGATGGCCCAGAACATGGCGAACGAGCGAGGCGTTAGCCTGAACGATGTGGCCCGGCAGTTAGGAATCACGATTCCCAGCAACCGGTAACATAAATTAACCCTTTCAGTTGGCGAATCTTGACAAAAATCGTCAAATCTAACTGAAAGGTGGTTTGTCGAATGGCAGACGAAATGATGACTGGTTATCTGGCCGGGCAGGCTGATAACAACAACTGCAACGGCGGCGGTATGTGGGGCGGCGATGGTTCCTGGATTTTCGCATTCCTGATTATCGCCCTCATCTTCGGTGGCAACGGCTTCGGCTGGGGCAACAACGGCGCGAACGGCGGCGCTTTACAGGGGGCTATCACCCGCGCAGACCTGTGCGAATCCTTTAACTTCAACGGCCTTGATAACGCCGTTCGTGGTGTGCAGAGCGGCCTCTGTGATGGATTCTATGCTATGAATGCCGGGATGCTGAACGGTTTCAATGGCATGCAGCAGGTGGTTTCTAATGGCTTCCACGGCGTTGATAATGCTATCTGCGCTATGGGTTACCAGAATGCCCAGCTTATCAACGGCGTAACCCAGAACATGAACACCGGTTTTACCGGCGTGACGGCTGGCCTCACGGCTCTTGGCAATCAGATGCAGTCCTGCTGCTGTGATACTCAGCGGCAGGTGGAGCGCGGCTTCTGCGATACCAATTACAACGCTGCAACCAACGCCCGTGATATCATCCAGTCCACGCACAACGACACCGACCGGATCATTGCGCGAATCGACCAGATGGAAACCGCACGGCAGGCCGAGAAGATTGCGGCGCTCCAGGCCGAAAACCAGGGCTTGAAATTCGCCGCTTCTCAGGCCGCACAGAACACTTACCTTGTGGCGTCCCAGGCAGATCAAACCGCGAAGATCATCAACGCTATCAACCCGCCCCCTATCCCGGCCTACCAGGTTCCTAATCCCTACACCGGTGTGGGGGTCTCCTGCGGCTGCAATAGCGGCTGCGGTTGCTGATCCAACACATTCCGGCTATGCCGTGATACTAAAGGCGGCAGGGTAGAACCTGCCGCCTATTTTTGAGAGGTGACACATGGAAAAAGAAATTTTCGACAGAGCGGTTGACATGCTACGGGATGGAAAACAGCGGGAGGCTGTTATCCTGCTGCGAGACAACGGTTTTCCCTGTACCTCTGAGGATGACGGCTTATCCGTTTCGCTTATGCTGTTGATGATAGCATTTTCTGATTGTTTCGGCAAAGAAGGAGAATAAAAATGTTTGATTTCAACGATTTCCAAGATTTCCAGAACATAATTTGGCGTAGCAGAATGACCAATGCAGCAAGTAAGTCAGGCGATGGCTTTGGTTTGGGGTGCTCTTCTACACCGGATTACCAGCAGGACAACAGCAGCGAATTTTTCGTGTTCGCGGCAATTATGATAATTTTCGGCGGCGCATGGATGCGCGAAATTTCCGAAAAATTAGATGAATTGAAAGGGGACAAAAAATAATGGCCTGTAAGACGATTTGCCGCCTGTGCGACAAGTTGGTGATTTCCCAGGCGGTGAACTATTCCGCTGCGTCTGGACTTATCATCAACATTCCGGCAGGTAGCTACACCAATGGGCAAAAAGCCTGCTTGGTGATCGCCCAGAACATCCCGGCGGCGGCTACCATCAATGCGCCGGTATTTATCACTATCGGCACCGGCACCCAACTGTACCCGCTGAATCGCGCAGACTGCACCCAGGCAACTGCCTGCAACCTGCGGACTAGAACGCGGTACAGCACCAGAATTTCGACAACGGCCACGGGTGGCGCTTTCAAACTGCTGGGCCGTCCATGTTGTGCGCCTAGCAACGCCCTGGCTTCCATCGACGGAACGGCCCCGACAACTAACGAAGGAGGCGGCGCAGGATGAGTAAATTTAGCAGAATGATGCTCCTAAACTCTGGTAGCAAAAAGACTTCCGATGATCGCGAGGAAAACGAACGCCGCAACTGGCAGGAACGCCGTCACGACTACAACGTAGATGATCGTTTCCGTGATACCAATGGCCGCGAACACTACGACAATGGCCGCTACGCGCCCCAGGACACTATGCCCTATTACTATCCTCCTTATGGAGGCTACGACGATAGGGGAGGGCGTGAGCCTGGCTATACGTTGGCTAGAAACGGCGGATACGCGGAACCCATCAAAACAACCCGCCCAATTGGGTTTGAACGCGGTGATGCTCCCTACATGGGCGGCGCAGATGCCACCGTTCCCCGGTACAACGAAATGGAACATATGCCCGGAAACCGTGCCATGACCGGCGGCGCAGAATCCAACGTTTCGCCGCGTTTCGACATGCAGATGGCCCAGGAATGGACGCGCCGGATGCAGAATGAGGATGGCACCACCGGCCCACACTGGACGATTGACCAAACCAACAAGGTGATGGAACAGCGCGGGGTAAATGAGGACCCTGTTAAGTTCTGGGCGGCGATGAATATGATCTATTCCGATTTCGTCAATGTGGCCAAAAAGCTCGGCATTTCTAACGTAGATTTCTACACTGAAATGACCCGTGCTTTCCTGGATGATAAGGACGTTTCGGGGGATAAACTGGCAAAATATTATGAATATGTTGTGAAATAACGAATAAACAACCGAATCCCCCAGATTTTTCCAAAATCAAAGAAACAGCCAAGGATTTTGACTAAAATTTGACTAAAACCTGGGTGTATTTCGGGGCATCTCAGGGGCCTTCAAAGTACCACCAAAAACAGCAAAAAACCGTTGAGAATCAAAGGAAATCTTTGAAACTCAACGGTTTTCTGTTTGGCGGAGAAGGAGGGATTTGAACTATCACTTTTTCGTTGAAAATCAAAGGTTTTTTACGCCATTGACTAAAATTTGACTATCATTCCTTTTCTGGGGTTTCAAACTCATAATTTGCCCCTAGTAGTTTTTTGTTCACCTTCCTGGAATGTACCTCTCGGATGTGTGTATAAATATCCTTGGTAGTGGATTCTTGGGCGTGTCCCAATAATTTTTGAGCGTCTTTCGTTCTGATGTCTTCTTCGTACAACAGGGTAGCGTATGCGTGGCGGATAGGATGAGGAGTGCAGGTTACGCCGGATTCGCGCTTATATTTTGCCCAGCACCCTTCAAAAACCCCCTCTGTCATCAGCTTTCCGTATTTGTCCGGGAAAATCAATCCCTTGCTCTTCTGGGTGATGATTTTATCTTCCAGGGCTTTCAACAGGGGTAAGGGGCGGATTCCGTTCTCGGTTTTGGGGGCCTTTATTTTTTTTACGCCCAGGGCGGACACGCGGGATTTAGTAACGTGAATCAATTTTTCTTTGAAATCCACATCCTCCCAGCGCAGGGCGAGTAGTTCACCACGCCGCAATCCTGTGTACAGCGTCCAATATGCGAACATCCCGAATGTGCATTCTGTCGAATGGATCACTCGCTTTATATCATCGTCGCTGGCTATCTGCCGTTTCTTTTTTGGTAGGCCTGCCGGTATCTCTATCTCCCGACAAGCGTTGATCCTTGTGTATCCGTGCGCCACGGCGTACTTGCAAATCATGTTGATAACAGAACGCTGTGTGCTAGCTGTTTTTCGCGCTGGATGCTGTTCGGCAACATAGCGCATTAAAAATGCGTTGATGTCCACGGGTTCAATTTCGGTTATCTGCCTATCGCCTAGAGCCTCGATAGCTCGGCGGATGGGGGCATAGTACGATTTCTTTGTGTTGATTTCCAGCCCTTCAACGTAGTTCTCCTGCCATTCTTCGGCGATAGCGCCAAATGTCCGGGCCTGTTCCTGTTCCTGTTCGTACTGGTTAATCTTTTCCAGCACTTCCCGTTTTGTCCTGCCATAGAAAAATTTGGTTTTCTTTTGGCCGTTTACAACAATGGGCAAGTTTTCTTGCCACCTTCCGTCTACGCGTTTGTACATTGAATTTTCCTCCTGTGTGTGCTACACTAGCAGGGACTGGCAGCGTAGCAGCGTTGTCTAGTCGGGTTTATAGGGGGAGCTGCCTGCACTCGAATTTTGGGCGGCTCCTCTCTTTTTGTCCAATATGTCCACGCTCCACCCTTGCATTGGTATAGCGTCCCTGCTATACTGGTACCGATGCAACGCGGAGAAGTTGAAAAAGTTGCAGTTTTCTCCTAGCCGTGGGGGCTAGGTGCAAGAAAGCCGTCTGGGAATTCAGGGTCCCGGACGGCTTTTCTTTTATTCAAATTGCGCGTCTTGGGCTTCGATATCTTCTGTGGTTAGCCCGGAATCCAGAAGATACGCCTGCCGCTGCAACATAGCCTGTTGCAGGAAAGAATTTGCATCCTGGATATCCTCTTTTGCCTTGCTCAAATACTTCATTTCTTGCTTGTCTACGTATTTAACGATGTTGTCACAAGCAGACGATAGGGTAGCAGCGTAGAACTGCGCGTACTGGACATATTCTTTGTTCGCCTCAGTTTTGAAATCTCCGATTTGTCCGTAGACTTGGGACAGCATACTACTAGCATTCTTACAATCATCATAAATATCCAGCAGATTGCCACTTTCCATATTTTTAGAAACGCCGTTGAATCTGGCCTCTGCGCTTTTCATTAGGCCGTAGATTCTAGTGTCCTTTTCCTTGGCAACGTCCACGCTGTCCTTTGCGCTTTCTTCGCTTTGCTCTTCCTGCTGTTGTTGGTTTGTGTTTTCTTCCGTCTTGTCCGTTTGGTTGGCCGGAGGGGCTGATACCGTTCCAATGATTCCGCATACAACGAAAAACATCAAAATCCAGAACCAAACCCGCTTATAAACCGGCTTCTTAGGCTTGTTAGGGTCCTTCTTTTTCATTACATCCTCCAGGTAAAAATTTTGCCGCCCACGGCGGCAGAAAACTTAATACCTCACCCAACCCAATCCACCGTTGAATATGTCAATCAACAGGAACACAATAACCCCGAATAGGGTAGCCAAAAGCGCAACGGAAAATATGCGCTTCTGCTTTCGTTCGTATTCCAGGTGCTTCAACAGCCCTGCAATGCGCTGCTTATAAGCTTCCTCTAGGCGGTTCTGTGATTCCTCTAACTGGGCCAGGGTGGTATTGCTTCTCATGGCGCGTTCGTCCTGCGCCACTTTCTCCGCTCTTAACATTTGCATGATTGCGTCCGCAATGTCCGGCGGCGGTTCGGATTGCCCGTTGATATAACGGCTCACCATACTCTCGGAACTGTTACATGTAGCGGCAATTTCTCTTAGTGTTACTCTTGTTTCTTCTTTCAACTCCTTTGCTGCCTTGGCAAATTTTCCACCATCATCACCCATGTTTCTACATCTCCATTCATTGCAAGGGGGATGCAAAACGTTGGAAGGCCCCTTGCGTAGTTTGCAATGGATATTCCACACCTTCCATGTTATGGTAATCCAAGGAAAATCGGGAAAGGGACGATTGAGGAAGGGGATTCGCAAACCGCCCCGCGCCCCACGTTTACACCATGGGTATAATGGAGGTACAGGGATGGATCGCTTACTGTTGCTGGGGAAGATTCAGGCTATTCTTAATGGCCTGACAGATAGAGAGCTGCGGATGTTATACAACCGCCTACTCACCGCGAAAAATGGGAGGATAACATGACTACAACCTACGGAAACAACGACCGATTGACGGAAATCATCAACCAGTGCCAAGAGCCGCGCAGGGTGTTAGCCCTGCTTGCCCTTATTGTTAAACCATGCTTGAATCAGAACGACAACACTAGAGAGGAAGTCCAGATCAGCGTCGGTGATGTGTTCACCCGGCTTGGTGATACCCAGGCCGACTAACACGGCCTCAACTTCTTCCTTCGTTACAAGGTCCTTCTGTCTCGCAGTTTGCGAGGTGGGAGGATCTTTTTTCTTTTCTTTTAGTGTATCCGTTCTTGCGCTTTCTATATCCAAATCTAGGGCATCAAACACTTTCAACATCACCTGGATGCTTGCACCATCTATGCCTCTCCGCAAAACAGAATTTATAGTAGACGGCGATATATTCAGCGAAACTGCGAAAGCGTTAATACTCTTGTATTTGGTCAAAATAATCGCTTTTAACTGCTCCTCTTTAGTCATTTTCGGTTTCCTCCTGTACTTGTATAGTACAATACCGCGCCTGGAATGTCAAGTAAAAAATCGGTGCAATTGCGCAAAAATTTTACTAAAAGGGGTTGACTTTGTGCGCAATTGCGCGTATACTAAGACCATAGCAAACGCAATTGCACACAAAACGGAGGTGAGTAAATGCTTTGGAATCTAAAAAGCGAGATGAAGCGCCACGGCGTGCGTCGAGCTGACATTCAGCGTTTGATCGGTTGCAGTTCCAAGACGGTAGACAATAAGATTGCCGGGACCAATGCCTTTAGCATCGGAGACGCTTTCAAAATCAGGGATACATTTTTCCCTAGCCTCCGCCTTGAGTATCTGTTCACCGATGAGGAAACGAAAGATAGCTGAAAGGAGGTGATACCATGGCGAAGAAGTTTGTGGTGAAACCAGAGAACGGCAAGGTTGCCGTCCTGGTTGATGGGACGGAGATTGAGGACGTTACCGCCTACACCATCCGGGAACACGCTGAGAACAGCTATGCGGAAGTCACGCTGTCCTTCATCGTGTGGGACAAGTGGCTGGTGTTCAAGGGTGAGGATACCGACGGGCCGAAGAAACCTGACCCGGCCTATCTGAAAGTCCTGCAAGAGGACCTGGCCCACGCAAAAACCAGGCTGGAAAACGCCGACCCGGAAGGTAAGCTGTACGCACTGCAAGTGCTGTACGAAGTGGCACGGGAGATCGACCGCTACATGGCTTACAACAAGGAAAGGGGGAAGGAAGATGGAGAAAGCGACGTTTCACGACCATCTGACCCGTCTCCGGGAGCTGTTTCCTGAGCGGGAGACGATCACGGTGGCGGAAGCCGCCCGACTGGTGGGGTGTAAGCCCCAGACCTTGCGGGAGAGTAGAGACTTCCCCATGAAGCCCGTTGGACGGGCGAAGCGGTACCACGTAGTACCAATCATCAACCTGGCCCGTTGGATGGCCTGCTGAAAGGAGAAAAACCATGACTGTACAGGAAATCAAAACCCGCAACACCGAGCGGGAATGGGCTGATATCGAGGCCCTGGTACGGGCTATCAGCCCCACGCTGGAAAAGAACGCCAAGAATCGGCGTGATGAAGAAGTCCGCAAGGCACGGGAAGCCCGGCGGAAGCGTATCCGCAACCGGCGCAAGGCGAACATCAACGCTGCCCTGCATAACGCTGGTATCCCGCTGCGGTTGGTGTGATGCCATGAAGCACGAATTCACGGTGTCCGCTCAGAAGCCATGGCGGGATACCAAGGCGGGTAGTGCTGAACGTCGTGGGCCGTACCGTAAGGGTGAAAACCCGGAGTTGGTTGAAATCTGCCTGAAATGCCCGCGTGAGACGTGCAGGCCGAATGACTGCAAGTATTTGCAGAACCCACAGGAAAAATTTCCTATTCCGCCCCACTTTGCCGTCCGGCTTCGGGCTGGGTGGTCAAAGGCTAAACTGGCCCGGCAATACGGCGTCACGGTCTACCGGGTGCGGAAGTGGGCTGAAAAGCTTGGGAAATGAAAATGCCGCCCACAGGGGCCGAACACCCTGTAAGCGGCAAGCAAAAGAAAACTACCAATAATATACCAGAAAGGACGGGAGTTGTCAAATGGAAAACAATGAACAGAAGTGCGAACTGTTCCCGATGAATGTGAGCATTTCGCTCCCTTTGGAAAAGGCGAAAATGTTCATCGCGGCTGATTTCGATGATTTCATCGACTATCTGATCGGAAATCACTGCTACGCAGTGTACCGCTATTTCGTCGAGCGCGACGAGCAGCTTAAGGGCTGGATTCGAGAAGGAGGTATGGCAGATGACACTTTTTGAAATCGACGCCGCAATCCTGACGGCTATCGCCCACGGGACCGACCCGGAAACGGGCGAGATCAACAACCTGGACGAACTCATGGGCCTGCAAATGGAGCGGGACCGGAAGATCGAGAACATCGCCTGCCTGGTGAAAAACTTGAAGGATGATGTTCGCGGCCTTAAAGCGGAGGCCCAGGCCCTCACCGAACGCCGCCGGGTGGCGGAGAACAAGGTGGCGCGGTTGGAAGCCGTGCTTGATGAGGCCCTGGATGGGCAGAAGTTCCAGACGCCCCGCTGTGTGGTATCCTTCCGCAACAGCAAGGCGGTTGAAGTGGACGACGAAGATGCCCTTATCAACTGGGCTTGCCTGAACGGGCAGGAAGATACCTTTGTTCGGTATAAACAACCCGAAATCAACAAGGCCAACTTGTTGAAGTGGCTGAAAGAAGACCACCCGCTGGACCCGCCTGGTGTGCGGCTGGTGGAGCGGCGCAGCTTGGGGGTGAAATGATGGACAACATGGAACTGTACAACGCATTGCGCGAGGTACCAGGAAACGCCCAGAAACATATCGGCGGCGGCCGGTTGAAGGGTATGACGGACATCAATCCCATGTGGCGCATTCAGGCGTTGACGGAACAGTTTGGCCCCTGTGGTATCGGTTGGAGATACGAGATCACCAACAAAACGTTACAGCCTGGAGCCAACGGCGAGATTGCTGCATTCGTTGATATTATGCTGTACTACGTTGCTAAGGACACCGGCGAGATTAGCGCCGGAGTTCCTGGAACTGGTGGCTCGATGTTCGTCACCAAGGAAAAGAATGGCATGTACACCAGCGACGAGTGCTTCAAAATGGCGCTTACTGATGCTATCAGTGTAGCAGCAAAAGCTTTGGGTGTTGGGGCGGATGTTTACTGGCAAGCTGGCCGGACGAAGTACAACAACCCGGAACCGGCAGAACAAACCACTCTGCCAAAATGTGAACAGTGCGGCAGTGATATTATCGCCACGTTCTCCAAAAAAGGGCAACTTCTCAGCCCTAATTTCCTGGCTGACTACAGCCGGAAAAAATTCGGGCGGTGCCTGTGTTCCGATTGCATGAAACATGCAGAACAACAGGATGAAAGCGCCGGATGAGAACGCCAACAGAGGTGCTGCAAGGCCGTATCGTTGATTACGATGAACGAACGGCAGAGCTGGTTATTCGGGTGCCCTACCGAGATTGGGAATTGATGACCAAACGGCAGTATAAGAACTGCTTGGTGCAGCCCATTGATAGCAGACCACTATCTGACAGGCAACGTAAAGCCTGTTACGCCCTCCTTGGTGAAATTGCTGACTACACCGGGGAGGGCAAGGATATGACAAAAGAGCGCATGAAGCTAAAGTATCTTCTGGAAGACACGGAGGATATTGGAAATCAAATCTTTTCCCTGAGCAACGCTCCTATGTCCCTGGTTTGCGGGTTCCAGCGTTTCCTAGTGCGATTCATCGTTGATTGGGACATTCCGACACGATTCCCGCTGTTGGATATGGTAGACGATGTAGGGGATTACCTGTATAGCTGCCTAGCACACAAAAAATGCTGCATCACCGGTAGACCGGCCCAACTCCACCACATTGATCGGGTGGGCGCTGGGCGAGACAGGACAGACATAGTGCATGAGGGGATGGAGGTTTTACCTCTGTCCCCAGAGATGCACCAGCTAGCCCACACGATGCCGGACAGCGAGTTTTTCGAGCGGTACCACCTGCCGGGCGGTATCATCCTGGATAAAACACTCTGCAAGGTCTGGCATCTGAAAAGGAGGAAGGACAATGGAAAACCTGCTGCTGACCAAGAAGGAAGCGGCTGATAGCCTGAGAATTAGCGTTGCAACGCTTGACTGTATCCGCAAGTGCGGATTCATCAAACCGATTAAGATCGGTGCTAGGGTGTACTACACGCCTGCCGAGCTGCGTCGGTTACTGGAGAAAAAAGAGATTCCTACGTTCATCGAGCGCAACGAAGTGCCCGGAACGTACAGACTGTAAGGAGGATATACCATCATGGTAAACCACTTGATTTTGCAGGGCCGTTTAGTGGCCCAGCCCGAACTTCGACACACCCAGAGCGGCGTTGCTGTTGCATCGTTTCGGGTGGCGTGGAGCCGCAAGTACAAGGAGAGCGAAACCAAGCTATTCTTGAACTGCGTAGCATGGCGCGGCACCGCTGAGATGCTCTGCAAGCATTTCAACAAGGGCCAGGAGATCGTCGTGGAGGGCGAGTTGAACACTCGCGGCTACACCGACCGGGACGGCAACGATCGGCAGGTGACGGAGCTGATCGTGTCGCAGGCTCATTTCTGTGGGCCTAAGAGCGGCGGGAGCAATCAGCCGAGCGAGAACTATGCTGAACCGGAGTTCAGCGACCTCACGGGAGATGATGGAGAGCTGCCCTTCTGATAGGGCGGTTCCGGGAGGGGAACAACCAAGATGTTGCCTTATATCAAAATTTACCGGGACTTCATCGACGTGGCCAAAGAGCTTGACGATGGCGAACGCGGTAGGCTATTTCTAGCTATCATGCAGTACGCCAACGGCGAAGAAGTCCCGCCCCTGAAAGGGGCAGAGAAAATTGCGTTTGTCGTTCTTCGATCCCAAATCGACCGAGACGATGCCGCACACGATGAATACATCGAAAAGCAACGGGAAAACGGGAGGCGTGGCGGACGTCCGAAGAAAAGCAAACCAGAAAACAAAAACCCCAAAAACCCAACCCTTAAAAAGCAAAACCCAAAAAACCTTGATATAGACATTGACATAGACACTGACATAGACATAGACACTGACGTTGATATAGACATAGACGGAGAAGATAGCGCGGAGCCGGAAACCGTCTCCCCGCCGGTTATCTCCCTGCCGCTGAATGATGGGAGCTTTTACCCGATCTCCCAGGAGCAGTGCCATGAATGGGCGGGCCTGTACCCTGCTGTCGACGTGATACAGCAGCTTCGGGGCATGGTTGGCTGGTTGAATGCCAACCCAAGCAGACGAAAAACGAAACGCGGCATCAACGCATTTGTCAACCGGTGGTTGTCCAAGGAACAGGATCGGGGCGGCAGTAAAACGTCCCCTGCTAAGGGTGGAACGGGGTTTGAAACGTCAAACCCATTCCTGGAATTGCTGAACGAGGAGCGTGGATTGAGTGGATAGAACTGAAACCCTGGCTATCATGTCCGTGCTGAAGGCGGCCTATCCCAGCTATTACCGGGATATGAAACGGGCTGATGCTGAAAGCGTGGTTGCCTTGTGGGCGGAGATGTTCGCCGGTGATGATTACGCTGTCGTTGCCGCCGCCGTGAAGGGATTGATTGCCACGAAGACGGATTCTTTCCCGCCCCCAATCGGGGCTGTGAAAGCCAAAGTCCGGCAGATTTCCAACCCGGGCGAAATGACCGAGCAGGAAGCGTGGGCACATATCGCCAAGGCATTGCGGAACAGTAGCTACAACGCCGAAGAGGAATTCTCCAAACTGCCGCCCATTCTCCAGGACGTGGTGCATGCGCCCCAACAGTTGCGAGAGTGGGCGCGGATGGATGAGGCAACCGTGCAGTCCGTGGTTGCATCCAATCTGCAACGCAGTTTCCGGGCCAAGGCCAAGAGTAGGCGAGATTTCGAGGCCCTGCCCAAGGACGTGCAGGCGCTGGCAAAAACATTTGCCGCCGCCCTGCCACAGATGCCGGAGGAACCCAAACCGGCGGCATTGCCGCCCAGGGCGCGGACGGTGGAGGATATTCGGGCCGACATGGAGAAAACCAAAGCTATCCTGATGCAGCAGGCCGGGACAAAAAAGAAGCCTGCCGCCTACACGCCGCCTACGCCGGTTGATTGGGAACGGCAGAGGCAGGATGCGTTGCGGCGATTCCGGGAGGTGGCACAGTGAACGAAACTAGACGGTTGGCTTTTTTTACCATCCCCTACCCGGAAACTAAGCGGGGTATGACGGCATGGAATAAACGGTTTAGCCTGAACGCCTACTATTCCGGAAAAAACTACCACCAGCGGAAACGTGATGCTGACGATATCCACCTGCTGACTATCATGGCTCTAAAACGGGCTAGAGTGCGGAAGAACTTGGTAAAAACGCCCGTGCAGGTGATTTTCTACTGGGACGATGGGCTTGATGTAGATAATCACGCCGTCCTGGGGAAGATGATCGTTGATGCTTTGAAGGGCTGGATTTTGCCGGATGATAGCCCTAGATGGTTCCGACGTGTGTCGCATGAATTTTGGGATCGTCGTGAAATTGGCGTGGAAGTCGTGGAATGGGAGAGGTAACCATTTTCGTGACCCCACGAAAAAGGAGGAAAACAAATGAATGAATTGAACCAATACGGTATTCTGTCCGGGAACGAAATCCGACAGCGCATGGCATCGGGTGACATCATCATCCACCCATACAACGATCAGCAGCTTGGCCCCAACAGCTACAACCTGCGTTTACTGGACCGGATGCTGGTGTACACGGAGGCTGTGTTAGATCCCAAACGGGACAACCGCACGCGGGAGATTATCATCCCGCCGGAGGGCTACGTCTTAAAACCTGGGCGCGTGTATATCGCGTCCACGGAGGAGTGGACCGAGACTCGGAACCTGGTCCCCATGCTGGTTGGGCGCTCCTCTGTGGGCCGCCTGGGACTGGCTGTACATGTTACAGCGGGTTTTGGTGATATTGGGTTCCGGGGCCGTTGGACGCTGGAGCTGGCAGCCACCGAGCCGGTGCGTATCTATCCCGGCATGGAAATTTGCCAAATCTATTACCACACAATTTGCGGCGTGATTCTGGATGAATACGTCGGGAAATACATCGGTCAAGAGATGGCTACTCCGTCCCGGCTGTATCAGGAGATGGGCAACGATGGCTAAAACGATGGCCGAGTTGCTAGCTCTGTTTCCAAACAACCCAACCATCCTAGATGCCGCGATCAAAACGGAGGACCATATCAACCGCCAAGCCCAGCAGGGCGGGAAAATCATGGTTAGCATTTCTGGCGGCTCCGACAGTGATATCATGCTCGACCTATTCGAGCGAATCGGATACCCGTATGGGCTGATATACTATGCCTGGTTTGATACCGGCATGGAGTACCAGGCCACGAAACGGCACCTTCTGTACCTGGAGCAGCGGTATGGGATTACGATTCACCGCCACAGGCCTAAATTAACGGTGGCCCAGGCGTGCAAACGGTATGGGGTTCCATTTTTCACAAAACGGGATAGCCAGCGAATAGAAGCGCTGCAACGGCATGGTTTTCAGTTTTCTGGCATTTGCGCTAACGGATATAAGGCGGACGAAATCTACTGGAACGAAAACAGTAGGACATCCGCGTCCCATGCGGCGGGGTTGCGCGAATTTTTGGAATGTGATCCACCAGAGTTTACAATATCCGATCGGTGCTGTACGTTTGCTAAAAAAAGACCGGCGCGAGAAACAGCTAAAAAAATCGGAGCGACGTTGGAGTGTATCGGAGTGAGAAAAAGCGAGGGTGGAATTCGCTCCATTGTTTTGAAATCCTGTTTTTCAGATGGAAAAAATGGCAGGGCGGACACGTTTAGGCCGATATTCTGGTTTACGGATGCAGACAAAGCGGAATACGAGAAATTCTGTGAAGTCCTCCATTCCGATTGCTACGAAAAGTGGGGATTTAGTCGTACAGGTTGCGCCTGTTGCCCGTTTGGTTCAGGGTTTGAAAAAGAGTTAGAGGTTGTCCGGCGTGAAGAACCTGCTCTTTACAACCTAGCTAACAAGGTATTCGGACAGAGCTACGAATACACGCGGCGATATAGGCGCTTCAAGGAATCGCTTAAACGGGAACGGCGTCGGAGAGGACAGATTGACCTATTTGATGATCCATATGAGATCGTGAAGGGGGACGAAAAATGAGTGAGTACATTGAGCAAGTTGCAAACCAGCCTGCCGCCGATGTGGCCCCGGTGAGGCGTGGGCATTGGGTAAGGGTCGGAAACGGTACGACATGCAGCGAATGTATGCAGGGCTTGTTGCGGATAAACGGGAAA